ATTAGATAGCGACATCAACAACGCCGACGCTCAATTGCACGTTGAGTTTTATATCCGCGAGGACGGCCCCAACAAGGGCAATTCGTATGTACGGATACAAGCGCCTGGCGACAAAACAAACGTTATTGACCAGCCGGTGCGAGAGGATCATAAAGGCCGATTCCCGCGTCAGTGGTTGTATTTCCAAATGCAGCAGAGCGAAGGCGCTGCACAGGAAATTGGCACCCCGCTATCACAATGGTTGGCAGATGCGCCTGATGAAATTAACCGCGATCAAATCGCAGAGCTAACAATTTTAAAGTTTTTGACGGTGGAGCAATTGGCGTTGGCATCCGACGCACAGTTGCAGCGTGTGGGCATGGGCGGCGTAGGTTTACGCGAACGCGCCCGCCAATTCTTAAACCGCAAAAACCGTGTTGAAAGTAACGCAGAGCTAGAAGATACCAAGCGGCAACTGGCAGAATTGCAAGCGCAGATGCAGGCGATGATGGCGACTGAATCCAAAAAGCGCGGCAGGCCACCGAAAGAGCCTGTAATGGAGGCATAGCATGAGCAGCACGATGGTTCAACTTTTCCAGCAAGTGACAAACGAGCTGGGAATTCCAACTCCGCAAACGATTGCGGGCAACGCTAGTCAGGATGTCATTCAGATTCTTGCCCTGATGAATGCGTGCGGATATGAGTTGCTCCGTCGTGCAGATTGGCGTGAATTGACGCGCCAACATACTTTTTACACCGAGGCGACGACAACAACAGCGTCGTGGGTTGATGGTGTGGCGGTTATTACTGGAATTCCTACCACCGCAGGGTTATCCGAAAGTTATCAAGTGCAGGGCGTGGGCATCCCCAATGCGACCTACATTACGGCGGTTACGGGGGCAACGTCCGTAGCGATCAATTACGCACCAACAGAAACGGTGGTCAACGGAAAAGTCATCTTTCAAAAGGTGAAATATGATTTGCCTGCTGATTACGTTAGCACTGTCAATCGCACGCATTGGGATAAAAGCAAGCGCTGGGAAATGCTTGGCCCTGAATCTCCGCAGCAGTGGCAATGGCTGCTATCGGGCTACATCAGCACTGGCCCGCGTATCCGTTGGCGTTTGCTCGGTAAATATTTTCAGATATGGCCAGGCACCAATGCGGGCGAATTGCTAGGTTTCGAGTACCGCAGCGCGGCATGGGTAGAAAGCGCGCTTGGCGTACCAAAAAACAGCTTTACCGCTGACACCGATACTTGCATTTATCCAGACCGCGTTATGGTGCTAGGCACCAAACTCAAATACTTTGAAGCAAAAGGCTTTGATACGACCGCGCTGTACCGCGATTATCTAATGGAACTAGAAACGGCCATTGGGCAGGATACCGCTGCGGCCAATTTGTCGTTTGCGCCACGACCTGGCACGGTGTTGATCGGTTACGACAACATTCCTGACAGCGGTTACGGCACGGGTAGCACCTAATGGCGTCACCTGTTCGCAGGCGGTTAATTCAACGCACCACAGCAAACGTGGCATCGTTGCCTGCGCCCGTGGGCGGTTGGAATTCACGGGATGCGTTAGCCAATATGGCTCCGACCGATGCGGTGTACTTGGAAAACATGTTTCCAAGCGTGTCAAATGTGAATTTGCGGGGCGGTTATGTAAAGCATGTCACGGGTTTGCCTGCGGAAGCACAAACTTTAATGACGTATAACGCGGGCGCAAATGTCCAACTGTTTGCAATTAGTGACGGTGAAATTTTTGACGTAACGTCGGCAGGCACAGCCGGCTCGTCACTGGTTGCTGGATTATCCAACTCGCAATGGGAGTACACCAACGTCACAACTGGCGGCGGCCAATATTTGTATGCCGCAAACGGTGTAGATGACCCGCTTTTGTACGACGGCACAAGTTGGACACCTATTGATGGCGTATCAACGCCCGCGATTACAGGCGTTACAACAGCTAATTTAATTCAGCCAACCTTATTCAAAAACCGAATGTGGTTTATTGAAAAGGACACGTTGAAAGCGTGGTATTTGCCGACCGCATCTATTGGCGGCGCGGCACAGCCATTAGATTTGTCGAGCGTCATGCACTTGGGTGGCAGCCTGCGGTCAATGGCAACGTGGACGATTGACGCAGGTTACGGCGTTGACGACAACTTGGTTTTTATTACTGATCAAGGCGAAGTTGCTGTTTATCGCGGAACCGACCCCAGCAGTGCTGCAACGTGGGCGCTAATTGGTGTGTGGGTTATTGGCGCGCCAATTTCACGGCGTTGCATGACGAAATACGGCGGCGATTTGCTGATTTTAACGCTGGACGGGTTGATACCGTTTGCGTCTGCGCTGCAATCATCACGGCTAGACCCCAACATTGCGCTGTCGGATAAAATTCAAGGCGCTTTTGCGGCAGCAGCGCGCACCTACAAAGACACCTTTGGGTGGGGATTGCTTTACAACCCGCTTAACAACGCTTTGATTGTTAATGTGCCAGTATCAACGGGCCAACAGCAATTTGTAATGAACAACATCACCAAGGCGTGGTGCAACTTTACAGGTTGGAATGCATCTTGTTGGGCGTTGGTAGACAACGAACCGTATTTTGGCGGCAATGGATATGTTGCCAAAGCATGGACAACGGGCGACGGCGGCTATTCTGATGACGGTGAGCCAATCCAAACAAAAGGATTGCAAGCATTTAATTATTTCGAGACGCGAGGAGTTGTTAAATACTTTACCCGCGCTCGACCCAGCATTTTTAGCAACGGCCAACCCAACATTGTTATCGGCATCAATACCGATTTTCAGACCGCCGACCAAACGGGCGCATTGTCATTTAGCCCATCTGTCGCGGGCCTGTGGGATGTAGGGCTGTTTGATGTAGCGTTATGGGGCTCTGATGTGGTTATTTCCAATAACCAAGCAGGCGTTACGGGAATTGGATATTGCGGGGCCATTTCGTTCAACAGCGTAAGCGAAAACTTGCAAATTCAGTGGGCGTCAACCGATGTGGTGTATCAAATCGGATGGGCTGGAATATAGTCAACGGCCCCGAAGTGGGCTTTTGGGTGGTTAATCACACCGATGGGGCGTTTTGGCCTGAAAGATCGGTGGCAATTGGATTAGAACGCGACGGCGAATTGGTCGCGGGAACGATATTTGAGAATTGGAACGGGCGTTCAGTGGTGTGCCATCTTGCGTGGCACCGTGTTACGCCCACTTATATTGCGGCAATATACGATTATGCGTACAACGTCGCAAATGTTGATAAGATAATCGGGCCAATCAGTAGCAATCATACCCGAGCGCTCAAGTTGGTCAGCAAAATGGGCTTTTCCGAGGAAGCGCGAATTAAAAATGCCGCGCATGACTCTGGAGATATTGTTTTGATGACGCAGACACCAGAAGGGTGTCGCTATTTGGAGCCAAGGTATGGGCAAAAAATCACCGGCACCGCCGCCAGCACCTGATTACGCCACCCTAGCTGTCAAGCAGGGTGAGGCCAACTTGGCGGCTGCCAAGCAATCGGCGTACATGTCCAATCCCAACGTCTACGGCCCCACGGGGTCGCAGGAAGTTACTTGGACAAAAACCCCGACGGTTGACACAGATGCCTTTAACAAGGCGATGGAGCAATGGCGTCAAAACGTAATGACAAACCCGCTAAATGCGGGGCCGCAACCATCACAGGAAGATTTTACAACCTACATTGAACAGCCGACGATTAGGCAAACCATTGACCCTAATGCAGAAGCTGCATTACGTCAGCAGGAGCTGGCCCAACTTTACATGTCTCAAGCCGCAGCGGGTGCGGCTAAAGGGCTTGACGAGTTAGGCATTGCGTCAGCTTTTACGCCTAGCGGCATTCCTGATTTAACCTACGGCGCGCTTGGCCCTTATGGCACGGTTGCTAAACCCGATGACATTACACAAATGGGGCAAGCGGAAGCCTTGGCGCAAGGCGCAGGCGGCACCATTACGGGTGCGCCGACGACAGGCGCATATGCGCCAGCCGAAACTTATAATGTAAGCGCACTGCCGGGACAAATGGGAACCGGCCAGCAGGCACAAGCAAACGTTAATGTCCAAGGGGCGATTATGGCCCCAGGATCGGAATACTACGGCGTTGCAGGCGCTGGCCCCTCGGTTCCGACTAATAGGGCAATTGCAGGCAAATCAATTTACGGCGCAGGGCGCGCCGAGCGGGCAAGCGTATGGCACCGCGCAAGGTGGCCCAGCGGGCATGCAATTTGGCGGCCTTGATTTATCTGGGCTGGGTATAGCGCAGGGTGGCCCCAACGCACAACAATATGCAGCTTTCGCCTCTGCGCTCACCCCATTGTTGCAGGGTCTTAATTTGTCAGGTGTTGGCGGCGTGGGCGCGGGAACAAGCGCAAGCGCATTTGGCACTGCGCAGGGCGGCCCAGCCGGCGGTTTATTTGGCCTTGCGGGTGGCGGCCCCGCCGCAGGTCAAATTGATCCAAATTTAAATTTGTCGGGCGTAGGCGATGTATCGCGCAACGTACAAGAGGGCCGATTTGGTTATGCGCAGGGCGATTTAGCAACACCCGAATTGCAGCGCCAATTAAGCACTGCAAACTTGGCCGCTATGCCGGTCAACGCGGGCATGACAGCGCAAACGGCGTTATTGTCTCGTTTAGCTCCGCAGTTGCAAGGTCAGCGGCAACAATTAGAAACGCAATTAATTAACCAAGGCTTGCGCCCTGGCGGCGAGGCATACAACGCCGCTATGTCGGCGCAAATGCAAAAAGAAAACGATCTTTTACTGCAAGCAGCGGCACAAGGTATTTCGCTTGACGCCTCTATGCGTCAGCAAGGATTGTCCGAGCAGCAAGCGCTGGCGAATTTTGCCAACCAAGCGGCCATGCAGCAGTTTGGAATGGGCGCACAAGGGTTGGGCTTGTACAACGAAGCGTTGGCGCAAAACTTCCAACAATCGTTGGCCGCGCAATCGGCGCAAAACATGGCGCAACAGCAAGCGTTCCAGCAGCGCCTTGCGGCGGGCGAGTTTGGACGCGAAGCGCAATTAGCGTCCTTTGGCATGGGCCAGCAAGCGCAGCAAGCGCAAAATGCAGCAATTGCACAAAACTTTGCGCAAGCGCAATCAGCGCAACAGTTGCAAAACCAAGCCATACAGCAAAATTTGCAGGGAACGTTGGCAGCCGAAGAGGCGCAACGCGCCGCGCAAGCTCAACAGTTTGGTCAAGCCGTTGGTCAGACCGAATTGGGCGCGCAACTTGCTGGCCAGCAATTTGGCATGGCGCAAGAAGCGCAACAGGCATTCAACGCAGCGCAAGCTCAAAACTTCCAACAAGCTTTGGCGCAGGCGCAGCAAGGCAATGCCGCACAACAGCAAAACTTTTTGCAACGTGTTGCAGCAGGTGAATTTGGTCGTGAGGCTCAATTAGCCACGTTCCAAACGGGCCAGCAAGCCACGCAGGCGCAAAATCAAGCTATTGCTCAAAACTTCCAGCAGGCGTTGCAGTCGCAGCAAGCGCAAAACGCCGCAATGGCGCAAAATTATCAGCAGGCATTGGGCGCGGGTGAGTTTAATCGCGAGGCGTTGTTGCAACAGTTTGGTATGGGCCAATCGGCGCAGGAATTAGCCAACCAAGCCATCGCGCAGAATTACCAGCAGTCGCTTGCGCAAGCCGAAGCGCAAAACCAAGCTTTGCAGCAAATTTTTGGGCAGGGCGTTACGCAACAGGAACTTAAAAACGCAGCGGCATCGCAGAACTTTCAACAGCAATTGGCTGCGCAACAGGCCAATATGGCTTTACAGGCGCAGCAGGCGGGGCAATCGCAAGAAGCCGCGCAGTTCTACAATCAAGCGCAAGCACAAGCGTATCAGCAAGAATTGGCGCGTGTGGCTGCCGCCAATGCGGCTCAACAACAGCGCTTTGGGCAGCAAATGGACATTCAAGGGGCGCAAAATCAAGCGTTGGCGCAACGTCAGCAAACGGAATTGGATTACATTAATACGCTGAATGCGTTGCAACAGCAGCAATACAATCAAGCATTGGCGCAAGCGCAATTCCGCAACACCGCAGCACAGCAAGCGTTGGCGCAGCAAGCAGCAATCCGAAGTATGCCGGTCAACGAGATCAGCGCGTTGTTGTCAGGCGGGCAGGTCAGCATTCCGCAATTCCAAGGCTACAGCGGCGTTACCGTGGCACCGGCCCCAATATTCCAAGCGGGTCAGGCGGCGGGAAATTTTGCACAACAAAACTATGCCAACCAAGTCGGCGCATACAACGCACAAATGGGATTGCTTGGCGCATTAGGCCAAGGAATTGGCGCAGCAGCGGCAGGCCCAGCGGGATTATCTGGATTTTTTACTGGGTCAGATCGCCGCTTGAAATCCAACATTGTTCGCGTGGGAACGCATCCGCTAGGCATTGGCATTTACGAGTACGACATTGCCGGTCAGCGTCAGCGCGGCGTGATGGCAGACGAAGTAGAAACGGTATTGCCAGAGGCGGTCGTAACTCGCTCCGATGGCTACAAGATGGTCAATTACGGATTACTGTAGGAGTTAACACATGAACGGACGACGACCCCCAATGAGTATGCCGATGCGGCCCGACCGTCGCCCGCAGGAATTGGCGCGCATGCTGGCAATGCAAGAGCGCAACTCATCGCTAAATGGCCCAACCATGCAGCAGCCAATGCGACCGTCAGCCGCGTACTCGGGCGCAACGCCTAACACCGCGCCGGGCATGACGCCGCAGAGCATGAATTTTAACGGCCCCGCCGGCCCGCAGCAGTATACGGGGCCAATCAGCAATCCCGCCATGAGCGCAATGGCACCCCCGCAGCAAGGCGGCCCTGTGGCGCGTATGCCGATGCAAGGCATGGGTGGCATGCCTCAAGGAATGCCGCAAGGGATGCCGAGGGGCATGCAGCGCGGTATGGCCCCGCAAGTGGGTGGCCCGCCGATGCGACCGCGTATGCCGTCACCGGCTGGCATGACGACGCCGCAAGGGGGCGGTTACCGAGGAGATTTTGATTATGGCCAGGAATGACCCTGTTCGTTACGTCAGCACGTTCCGCGCACCGAGCGAGTACGAACGGCAGCTAGAGGAAGCTCGTCGCAGAGCGATGCTGGCTGAAGCTCTCGCGCAGCAACAGTATGAGCCGCAGGAGGGTGTTGTTGCCCCGATCCCTCGCGCTGCGCCGCTTGTAAAAGCGTTACAGGGCTACATGACGGCCCGTGCAAGCAAAAAGGC